ATCAACAGTAAAGTTTGCAGTAAAGTTTACTGTAGACTTTACTTTATTTTCTTTACTTAAATTATTTACTTGGAGTTTGTCTATACTTTTAGCTAGGGTGTGACGTAAACTTTGCTGTATAGACCGTCTACTGACGATTTTATTTTTTTCAATTTTATTGTCAATCATTTTTTTTTGCCATCAAATATAAACTTTAAATTCATTAATCAAACCAATGTTTCTCTTTACTTTGCTTTCACCTAATTTTTTATACAAATAAAAATGAAAACAATCTTTTCCACAAAAATAAACATACTTTTTTACACTTGCCTGGTATAATTTAAATTTAGATTTTTTTTCTTTACACACATGACATTTCATTCTTCTAATGCTCCAGCTATAAACTTATAGTTACCGCCATCTACTGCATGATCTCTTTTGTAACCGTTTACATCCCACCTGGTGTTTTTAAGTTCATCTAAAATTCTAGCGCCTTCAGCTGGTGTTACATCCTCTTTTAATTTATTAGCCAGGACTAAAGTGATTCTTGCAGCAAAATTTGTAAATACCTTTTCAAAATCTCCATACTGTTTGCCACGCTGCTCAAGTATATCAGCAGCTTCTTTTGCTAGTTGTTGTGGTTTAATCAATGCCTAACTCCTTTAAATCTAAAATTTCATGATCATCAAACTCTTCAAACTCATCATACCTTGTTCTTGGCTCCTGGCGCCTTGCTGGTAACACTTTCTTTTTACCAGGTCTAATCATACCACTGGTAACCTGATTGACACCTCTACGCAGCTTATTTACGTTTATTTTTTCAGTTTCTCTTGTCTCCAGGGTATAAAATGAATATTTGCAGCCTATACATACTCTTCTACGTCTAACCTGGTTATCTTCATAAGCTCTACTATCTTTTACCTGGGTAGATTTTTTACACATTGGACAATTCATTGGAATAAATCCATTTGTGCTTTTACAAACTCTTGATGTTTGTTTTTATTATAATTAACAACAGTTCCATAATTTACACGCCAAATTTGATCCATCAGTAAATGAAACTCTCTCGGATTTTTTTCTTTTAAATTATTATACAATTGCAATAAATTATGATGTCCATCCTTTTCTAATCTTTTAAACCAGGTTTTCCACCAATCTTGATCGACCTTCATGCTCCAAGCTCCTTGGCAAGTTTCTCGATCATCTGCATTTGTGTGTTTTCTTTTAACTCAATTAAGTTAGATAAAAATAATTTCATTTTAGAGAAGTTATCTATTACAGCTACAGCTGCACCAGCTTCTATTAGCTGTTCATGCATCTTCTTTTGCTGCGGTGTAGTTCTACCGCCTGGTCTTTTTAGCTCAAGAAATATACTGCAAGGCACGCCATCCCAAAAGTAACGCTGCGGTACAAATATGCATAGATCAGGAAACCCAGCCTTCATACCCATAGCTTTCATTTTGACATGATAGTTTACATGGCGCTTACCTTCATTTGGTGAATGATGATATATAGCGCCCCTGGGTAGTGCAGCATCTAACCAATCCACAACCATTTTATGAAATTGGTATTCTTTCATGCTAATCTACACGATAAAAATCATTAGGCGTTACAGCTCCGTCAGTTACTGTCATAATTGCAGCCATGTATTTTGCGCTTGGTATCATCCTATCTTTATGTGTTTTAGGAAGACAAAAACGCCTGGCAATCGTTGCATGACTTGCACCTATCAACGAAGCTAACTTAGCATAACTTATCTTTTTTTGTTCTTTATATTCAATCAATGTCATGTTGTGGATTATATCTTTTTGACAGTTACGGTCAATTTAAAAATTAAATTTAAAATTATTTGTTTGACTTTTATATCATATACTGTCACTTATTTAAAAAATGCAATTCTATTTAGGAGGTATCTTAGTACATGGAGTTCCCTACACTGCCCAGCTGGGCATCAAATAAAAACTACTTATGGCATTCTAATCCTGAAAGTAGACCAGTATGTAGAACATACTTTGACAAATGTATAATTAGACCAAAGCTCGATATAGCCTGGTCTATTGTAAAAGGTGAAAAAGATGGTGATAAAGATCACGCTTTAGAACAAATAAAAAAATATACTAATGACGCAGCTAAAATGACAGCTGGTAAAGTTGTGCAATCATTAGTTGAAGATTACAGAATCAATAACAAAGCAGATACGATAGAAGATTGTATTGATGCTGGTAAAGAAATGTTTGCCGAATACAATCCTAAGACCTGGGATGATGGCAAGGACGAAGCGCAACTTGAAATATGTAGAGATACTTTTGCTGATGTATTCAAGAATGCTTTGCAAGGTATCGATGAAGCACAAAACAAATTAAGAATAAATAAACTAGAAGGTGAACGTAATTATATGTTTGCTGTACCAGGTCTAGCATTAGAGTATAACGGCAAGCCTGATTTTAACGGACAAATAGAACTTAAAACTACCTGGGCAACATACAGTAAACTACTTAGTTCAGGAAAGCGCTCAGCTAGTCTACCTTCGCAACCTAGCTGGTCGCATTTATGCCAGGTTGCTGGATACTGGGCATTTAAGAATGAGCCACAATCAATTGTATATGCTAACGAAAAAGGTTTTAGAGTATTTACTGAAGAGAACTGCGAAAAACTAGCGCCTGAAGCTCTTAAAAATATTTGGAATCATATTGTAGCTAAATGTCGTATTCGTGAAAACCAGCTTAAATCAGCTGAAACAGTGAATGATTTGATACAGCTGGTAGAGCCTGACTTTAGCCATATGTACGCTTGGGATATTCATCCTGACGTTTTACAAGAAGCAAAAACTTTATGGAGATTTGTATGAATAAAAAATATTTAAAACTTGCTTTTATGGAAGCAAATAAAGATGCCAAAAAATACATGAATGACTATTTAAAAATAGCAATTGAGTTGCTTGGTTTTTTTATGTTTCTAGTTTTCGTTTTATTTTTATGGATAATTACATGATACAAACCAATATGTTTGATAAATTAGAGGTTCCTAGAAATGTCCGTGAAGCACGCTTTCTAGAGTTTCATAAACAATATCCTATAGTCTATAGATTATGGGATAGGTTTACCAGGGAATGCATACATAATGGCATGAAAAAAATTGGCGCAGCTTTGATTATGGAACGCATACGCTGGGAAACAAATGTTGTCATACAAGACAGCACGCAAAACGAAAAAAAATTAAAAATAAATGATCATCACAAAGCATACTATTCACGGCTTTGGATGAAAAATAATCCTGAATATAAAGGTATATTTGAAACAAGAGGAGTAGAAGGTAGTGATTGATAAAGAAATAATGATAGATATCATAAAAGAATTACGAGAAGCAAAAGGCGTAGATATTCATAATAAAAAATATACTACTGTTGCAACCAGGTTAGAAATTTTTAGAAAACATACTGGATTTAATTACGGTATAATATCTGACATTGTAACTTACGGTACAGCGCCAGGTGAAAAGATAGTTATAAAGACAACAATCACTGACAAAAATGGTTTTGTTGTTGGCGCTGGTACAGCTGAAGAAATAATTGGTAGCGGTAATATCAATAAAACATCAGCGCTAGAAAATTGTGAGAGTTCATCCTGGGGGCGTGCTTTAGCTAGTCTAGGTATCCACGGCGGTGAAATAGCCAGTGTTGATGAAATAGAAATAGCAAAAGGTAAGGAAGAAAAGTTGGATAAAAAAACAAAACCTAAACCTGAAGATCAACAAGATAAACTTGCAGCTGCTGAAAAATATGTAGAGGAACAGATGCAAGCTATCCAAACTATGAACCCAAATGCACTTATAGTTTGGACACAACAAGAATCAGATAACTTAAAATCGTTAGCTGATTTAAGTAAAAATCTACATACAAAATTGTTTAATGCTTATAAGGAAAGGAAACAAAATGGCATCAGCACCTAATATGAAAAATAGTAAACTTAGACTAAATGGATCTATAAATGCTACTGATCAAATATCAGTTGGATTTTGGTTTAACATTGACGATCCTGATCTAGTTGACCAGCTAGAGAAGTATTACGCTATAGCTAATAAATCACCGTCAATACAGCTGCAAAGAAAAGAGATAGATACATATACAACTATGGGTAGTGCAAATCTATTCTTGCCTGATGAACGCAAGGCTATGTTGCAAAGCAGCTCAACACCAATAGGAGATGATGATGCTTTCCCTGGAAGGTAAATCTTTATTTAGACCAAAAGAAGTAGCCATAAGATTGTTTGGTGATTTTGGCGATGTAAATCGTAAAAGAATTTATCGCTGGATACGAACTGGTAAAATAAAATCTATCAAAGATTCAAGAGTATACTTTATACCTAAAAATGAAATACTTAG